GGGGGGGGGGGAGGACTCGCCCGCACCGAGAGACTACAGCCTCGGGGGGGTGAGGCTCGCTGTGGTGAAACCATACCACAGGAAGCCTGTGCGCGTCCCAGCTTTTGTGAAAGTTTTCTTCCCTGCTTGACAGCGTAAGCCACCCAGGTGTACCGTCGTCCCCTAACCCGAACAGAAGGAGACGAATGATGTTTTACCACCCGAAGCTCGTCAAGGCTGGCTGGGAGAGCTTGCTGCTCTACCCGCTGCTACGCGAGCTAGCCGATGAGGAGGGGAGGATCGAGGAGGAGTGGCTGGACCCGGTGTACCTGAACGCTGTGACCCGAGTGCCAGTGGAGGTGCTGACCGCTGGGATCAGTGGGCTGACAGGAGTGCTGCTGACCCCTCTGGGCGAGGGGCTCTACGGGCTAGCCCACGCGGGGGCGAGCGCGCCTACGCGCGAGGGCGGGCGGATGCGGGCGCAGCCGAGCGGGCATAACGCGCAACCGCGCATGCGGGCGTTGGAAGGAAGCGTAGCTTACGTTCGTGCAAGCACGGACGAGCGCCCCCACGCGCACGAGGCAGTCGGCTTCGAGAAATACCTCAACGAGCAGTGGGGAGAATTGGTCAATCGAGGGAAACCACTTCACGAATGGATCGCTCTCCAGCAAGATGCTCACCCCTCCATGGATCTCCTGGCAGAAGCCAAGAAGGCCCGAGCTTGGGAACTCAGCCAGAAGAAGCCAAAGCGATCCATTCGTAGGTTCCTGACCAACTGGTTCTCCAGGGCAGACGGCTTCAATCGCGAGATTGAGATCCGTGCAGAGGGAGGCGTAAAGCACTGGAGCGGCATGAACAAGCGGGAGCGGGATAAGGCCATCTCGTCTGGTGGTAGCGAACGCTGCGTCACCATCAACGGATGCTCTGTGAACCGCGATCTCGATGACAATTTGTTCATCCTTTCAGGGCAAGACATATGCAACCCCACGCTGCCGTGGAGGAAGTTTGTAGCCGCTGCAATCAAGAGGGCGCTGGAGGGAAGCGGCGACCCATACGACCAGGATGAAATCAAGGCTGCGCTGGGTGTGAAGGAGCCCGCAAGGGCGGAAAACGATAGGGCTCTCACATGGGCCATTGATCAGATCGTCACAGACGTTCGATATGAATTGGGGATTTTGCCGGTATGAACGAGGACAGGTTCGCTGAAGCTAGAGAGAAGGACATCAGACAGGTAGCAGAATCATTGGGAGTGGTTCTGGCAAGAAACAAGGGCATGGCATATTGCCCCGACCACAGCCGTGGACCGGGCAACGGGACTCCATCGCTCTCGTTTTATTCCAGGAACGGAGCCCAGAGATTCAAGTGCCATAGCTGCCAGAAGGCTGGAGACGTAGTTGACTTCGTCCAGTGGCTCAAGGTGTGCGAGGTAAAGGACGCACTGGACTGGATTAGTGGGCCGCAGATCAACGGGGCAAAGGTGGAGTACCCAGCGATCAAGGAAGCCGATCCGCTGGTATCGACGGGTGAACGCATCGCAGCTTGCTCCGCGTTCATTAACGCCCTTGGCGGCATTGAGCAGTTCGGTGCTGACTGGCTGAAGAACGAGAGGGGGATAGGTGAGCGGGCTACAAGGGCCTTTCGCATCACCGACATACACGAGAAGAAAGCAACCACTGCGATGGGGGCGGCTATCAGCGCAACCAACGTGAGTGTCTGTGTGAATCTGGGGCTGGCGAGGAAGTCGAACAGTAGCGACAACCTGTTCTGTCCCTTCGGGTTTTCCTACCATCTGGCAATCCCATACCTAACCGATTCAGGCTCAGTGGCGCATATACAGTTCCGCAGAATCTCGAGAAGTGGGGATGACAAGGGGCACCCGAAATACAGGCACATCAGGGGAACAGTGCCCCTTCCGTACAACCTCCCAACCACACAAAAGCTGCAACGGACAGATGATGGTTGTGGGAGGGTGTTTCTGGTTGAGGGAGCCCTCGACGCCGTAGCGCTCTCTCAGAGGGGTCTGAGCGCTCTAGGTATACCTGGGGTTGGGTGGCTCAATGAAAATCGCTCTCAGAGGATTCTGAAGCGTCTGAGCGCCTCTGACGAGGTGGTGGTTGCCTTCGATTCTGATGAGGCTGGTGTGAGGAACACTGACAGGTGTTCATCGATGATGGAGGGCCTGGGCGCAAAAACCATGACCGTGCGCTGGCCTGGAGGCTTCTCCGGGGACTGGTGCGATTGGATCAGGGAGTTCCCAGATGACGCTCCTGAGATCGTGGGGAAGGTAAGTACGCTGTCAGATACCGAGTCGTGGATTGGCGACATCATGAGGGAGGGTACTGACGATGTGGTTGCTATCGCTTCTGGGAGCAAGACAACCAAGCAGGTAAAGACTGGCTACTCGTTGCTTGATGCCATGTTGCAGATCGAGCCTGGGGATATGGTGGTTGTGGCTGCGAGGCCGTCTACCGGAAAGAGCCACTTTGCCCTGAGCCTGTTGCAGCGAATGGCTAGGAAGCACGGCACCAAGAGCCTGTTTGTCTCGCTGGAAATGTCGAAGCCCTCAGTTGCAAAGAGATTGTCAGCAGCAGAGATGGGGATTGGGCAGCAGACCAAGCGCACAGTTGATGATCTGAAAGAGGCTGCTGAGTTCGCAAACGCTGCGTTCAAGGGGCTTCCGATCCTGGTGGACTTCGGAAACAGAAAGCTTGATCGCATCATTGAAAACGCTCGCTCTGCGGTGAAAAGCCACGGCATCGAGATGGTGGTGATCGACTACTTGCAGTTGGTTGAGTGCAAGGGCAGGAGCAGGGAGCAGGAAGTTGCTCAGGCATCCAGGGCTATCAAGGCGCTTGCTAACGAGCTTCTGGTGCCGGTGATCACAGTGGTTCAGATGAACCGCGAGATTGAGAAGCGCACCGGCAACATGCCGCAGATGTCAGACCTGAGAGAGTCGGGGCAGATTGAGCAGGACGCAGACGCAATCCTGTTCGTTGACCGCCCCTTCAACAGAGATCAGCATGCTAACTTCAGCGACTTCATTGTGCGGATTGCCAAGCAGAGAAACGGCTCACCAGGGCGATTAACAATGCACCTGCCAGAGCCCTTCGGTTGGCTCCAAGACAGAGAGTTTGACAGGAGCCAATGACGTGCGTAAGCTGCGGATGCTATGGAGGCTGACATGAACTTTGGCGAAGCAGTAAGAGGCGCACGCACCGAGCGTGGTATCAGCCTTACAAACCTTGCGAAGGGCCTTGGAGTTACCAAGGTCTATGTGTCTGACGTTGAGCGAGGCAGGAGAGCCCCGTTCAACCTCATTAGAATTAGGCAGGTATCGGAGATATTGGGTTGCGATCCATTTCACCTTTATGTGCTTGCGGTACGTTCCAGGGGTCATGTGACTCTGCCAACATCCGACATAAGCGAAGAGCAGAGTCGGTTCGCAGCAGAGCTTTCATACCGTTGGGGCGATTTTAGTAACGACGAATTGAGTAGATTGATTGGAGTATTGGAATGAGCATTCCCAGTGTAAACAAGGCGTTCATCGTGGGCGCTGTAGAGGGCGAGCCCAGGATCACGCCCTATGGCGAAGGCAAGGAAAAGATGGGCTTCAGGGTGCGGACGAACCGTGCGTGGAAGGATAAGAACTTTTCTACCGTCCATCGCATCATTGTTTGGGGCAATATGGTTGCCGATATCAAGGGCCTCCGCGAAGGCGACGGGGTTTCGGTGGACGGACGGATCGACAACAGGAAGTACGAAGTCGATGGGGAAACAAAGTGGATCACCGAAGTCGTGGCGAACGACGTACAGGTGTACGCATCGTCCAACGGAAAGCCCCAGCATGGGCTCGAAGACGACGACGATCTCCCCTTCTAAGATCGTTCACTTCCGACTAACGATTGTCGGCGTCGGGGATTGTCTCAATGAGGCTTTCTTCGACGCCGTAACTCGTTTAAAGGACGACCCTGCGTCCACCATCTTCGGCGAGGTTGATTGGCAGGGTGATGGTCGCTCAGGCGACTTCCGCGTTGTGCTTGAGGAGGAGGAGCCACCCCTCGCAGACGCTGTGATGTCTATGTTCGGTATCGAGAAGGCAGAGGCTTAGCCAGCCCCACTAAGCGCGGCTTCCATCGGTCCCTTTGCGCGGGACTTCTTTTTCTTCAGCTTCTTCTTGAGCATCTCTTTCGACGGCTTCACGATGGGGAGCATCATCGGCATCGGTGGGCCACCCACATTGATGATGATCTTTACCCCAGAGGGGTGCGGATACTCTTTCTCTTTGTGGCCCTCCTTCTTCAGAGCCTTCTTAGCCACTTCTGATAGATGCGGTTTCATCAGTACCTTCTCCTTTGAGACGCCTTGATTGCGCGGCCCTGCTTGGAGGCCTTTCGCTTGCCCCCCTTGCCTGTATAGCACTTGCCCCTAGAGCCGTACTTCTTTCCTGACTTACCCTTTACCTTGCACTTCTTTACGGGCATGACTTATCCAAACGCGCGGGTTAGCGCGCCCTCCAGTGGCTCTGCGTAGGATATTTCCCTAAGAGCCCCGGCTCTTTGCCTTCGGTGCTGGGGTTGGTGCAGGCGGCACGCTGATCGGGGTGCTGCTGATCGCTCTCGCCACCCGCTAGGCTGGCTCGCTAGCAGCCACCAGCACGGCCTCAGCCACCACCCTCGCCAGCGTCGGCGGCACGGCGTTGCCGACCTGTCTGTACTGGCTTTGCTTGTTGCCCTGCCACGGGTGATCGGGCGGGAAGTCTTGCAGGGCTGCGAGTTCTTGAGCGGTGGCGAGGCGCTGTGCGTTGCCTTCGTCCTCCACATAGATCCCGGCGGTTGATCCTTGCATCGCATTGACGCACGGCCCCGGCTCGTCTGTGCAGTCTCGCGGCTTCCACTCAGCCATGCCATGCCCGCGAGTGCCGCCGCCTATGACTCGCCCGCTGGTTATGGTCAAAGCATCGCGCACGGTGCGCCATGGCAACAGCTTGCGACCAAACAGATCGCCCTGCCCTGTGGGCTTGCCGTGCGTGGGAGCGGGCCAGTCGATAGCGTGCTTGCCTGCCACGATGATCAGCCTGCGCCGATGCTGCGGCACTCCATAGGACGAGCTATTCAGCACGCGACACGCTACTGAGGGGAACCGCTCGCGCAGTTGCGCCAGGATCACCCGGTCGAGGTAGGCGCGCGGGCATAGCTCAGGCCCAACGCACCCACCCGCGCACTCGCCCCGGTGCTGCGTGAGCCCGGTCACGTTCTCGGCAACGAACCAGCGCGGGCTCATTGCGTCGATGGCGTCCATGGTCCACGGCCACCCGTTGCGCTCGGTGTCCTTGGGCCCGAGCCTGTCAGGCGATGCGCTTGACCAGCACTGGCACGGGAACGAGGACCAGATCAGATCGGGATCAAGCCCAGCGTACAGGCTCAGATCGCGGACATCGCCACAGACGGTAGGGAAGCCAGCAGCGGCAAGCGTGGCGGCTGCGTCCTTGTCCCACTCGATGCAGCGCAGATGCTCGATGCCCGCAGCGTGTAGGCCGAGGGCAGCCCCGCCCGCACCCGCGAACAGTTCAACCGCCCGCACTTGCCGCTTCAACCAGCACGCCACGCGCCCATCTTGCCTAGCGCCTCACTAAAGCTAACCTGGATCGGCATCAGTAAACTCGCTTAGCCTTTGTCTTAGGCTTTGGTTTGCTGGTAGCCTTTTTGGCTGATTTCTTGGGCTTTTTCTTTCTTTTCATGTAAGCCATACGAGTAACCCTGGAGAATTAAATGTCTTTCGACCCTAGCAATTATACTGTGAGAAACGCCATCGAAGAGCTTGATGGGATGTCTCTCGAAGACCTTGAGAGTGTCCTTGAGCAGGAGATTGATGGCAAGCACCGATCTTCATTGATTGCAGAGATTGGTAGACACATCGACGGGATCAAGACTGTTGCTGAGCAGAGCGAGGAAGCTCCGAAGCCAGTAGCTCCGAGCGTCGTGGTGGCAGAGGAGATCAACGCAGATGCCTTTATGCGTATGCGCCCTGCATATCGAAGAGTGTGGAAGTGCGTTGGGCCTGATCGGTTTGTGAAGGTTGGCTAGAAACAAGCGAGTCGGCGGCGTCAATTCATGGCGAAGGGCCGCTGATGATTCTGTTGCATACAGGCCAGCGTCTTCTCCGGCCAGTGACAAAGATACTGTTCAAACGAACAGCGCGATCCCTGACTTCAAGGACGATAGAAGCAGATATGGTTGGGAGATGGAGCAGTGGAGGCACGCCGCGCTGACCCGCAGAAAGTGGCGCAAGTGGTTTGGCTCTGACGGTCACTGGCATGTGGGACCACCAATCTACCCAGGCTCAGAAGTCTTTGAAGACACCAACGCGAAGAGGGCGTTTAAGACGGCTAATGAGTCTGGATACATGGCACCCAGGTTTGTTGGCGAGGCCATTGGCGTTGGAAGATACGAGGCGAAGCGGCTTCTTGATGCGGTAGCTGGAGAGATGAAGGTGGCCTGGGTTATCTATCCTCACATGATCCTAAAGGACACGATCTGGAACTGCCGAATGCTTCACGAGGATGACGTTCCTGGGCTGATGAAGGACATCTCTCACTGGCGCGAGGTCTTGGAGAAGAAGTTCAAAAGCAAAGAACTCCCCCCGCCAAGCAACCGCATGAGAAAGCACATGGTTTAGATATGGCAAAGGCTCAGAAGGTTGACGAGGCAGCAGAGGTTCTCACCTCTGGAGAGCACGGTGACTTCATCACATTTGCGGCAGAGCATCTTCATATACAGACTAAATCTGGAGAGTTTCAGAAGTTCAACCTGAACAAGAGCCAGCTTCTTAGGGAGGGCCTCATCTCTGAGATGGAGGCTGCGGGTGTGCCCGTCCGTATCTGGGAAGCAAAGGCCAGGCAGCTAGGGTGCTCAACCCATGTTCAGGGTCGAATGTTCTGGAAGTCGATAACCAACCAGGATGAGGTAGCCCTGGTTGCCGCACACACAGAGCCATCGGTTAGAGCGATCTTTACTAAGTGCAAGGTCTTCTACGACTACCTGCCGCCCAATCTCCAGCCGATGACTCGCTACAACAACGTGTACGAGTTGGACTTCAGGGCACCCCATGGTGCCGCTGGCCTTCGATCCAGATTTATCGTCATGACCGCAAAGAGCGTTGACGATGCTCGTGGCTTTACAGCGCGTCAGGTTCACTGCTCTGAGGTTGCGTTCTACAAGCGGCCCGAGGAGTTCTTCTTGGCCACACTACAGGCGGTTCCAGACGAAGCTGGGACGATGATTTATGCAGAGTCAACGTGCAACGGTGCTGGAGACTTTCACCACACTCAATACCTAGCGGCAAACGTCTGGTGGGACGAGATACCGCCATGGATGGAGCTAAAGAGAAAGCACCCAGGTCATCCAGATTCAACGTGGTACGCGCTATTCACTCCATGGTTCCTGATGGAGGAGTATTCAAGGCCGCTAAGCGTCAGCGAGGAAGACTTCAGGAAAAGCCTTAACGGTGATGAGAAGGAGCTTCTTGAGAAGTTCGGAGACTGGATCTCGATAGAGAACCTGCAATGGAGGAGGGAAACCCTGGTAAGTAAGTGCGGAGGGTCCCTTGATCGATTCCACCAGGAATACCCAAGCACAGACCAGGAGGCATTCTCCGCATCTGGAAGCCCCGTCTTTGACCAGCAGAAGATATGGGAGCAGGTTCGCGCGCATGGCTGCGACTGTACGCTCTGCGCGAAGAAGGTAAGGACGCTGGAGCATAACGACTCGCCTGAGCATAGCTGGCACGAGATTGTGGACGGCTCTGGGCTTGAGGGTGGTCGCGCAAGAATCTTCTCTAGCTATAGGCCAGAGCTTGAAGAAGCGCTTCCTGGCAACGGCCGTCTCTCCATCTGGAAGAAGCCCGAATCAAAGCGCAGGTACGTGATATCGGCAGATGTTAGCAAGGGCCCCACCTCTAGGGATTGGGACCATATCTGCGTGATTGATATAGCGAGCATGGAGCAGGTTGCCGAGTGGCGGGGGAAGGTGGATCTCGACATCCTTGCCGAGACGGTTCTGATGATTGCCATCTTCTACAACAACGGGGTGCTGGCACCGGAGGCCTCTGGTCTTGGCGCGGGCCTGATTGCGATGCTTAACCAGACTAAGTATTGGAACATGTACCGCCGAAAGACGGTGGACAGCCTTAATGGGCCCACGCAGACGCTTGGCTGGGACACCAACAGGAAGACTAAGCCAGCGATGGTTGGGTTGATGCAGAAGGCGCTGAAGGACGGTTATGTAAAGATCCGCTCTCAGATGGTTCTCGCTGAGATGTCTGCCTACAGAAGCATCATCAAGAGAACGCCAGAGGGCCATGACACTGATGCGAAGATGTCTGCCCCGGCAGGCAAGAACGACGACGCCTGCGTATCAATGATGATCGCAAACGCCGTCGCTCATTACTGCCCAGGAAGCGGGTCTGAGGTCAGGGCAGAACCCGTCCAGGCGGCGTCAGGAAACCATAACGAGTGGTCTGGTGATGAGTGGGATCAGTATGAGAACTGGTCTAAGAAGTTTAAGAGCAAGATGATGGCGAGTCAGAGAAGGCGATAGGTTCTCTCTGCTTCAGCCTTCTCCAGCCAGCCGCCACGAATCGCGCCCATCACGGCCCCCTGGAGCTTTCTTTTCGGAAGCCCCGTCTTCTCCACGAGTCCAGCGAAATCAATAAGACCATCATTTTCTTCTGCATACTCACGCAGAAGGTCAGAAGGCTTTTTATCTTGGACGAGCTTCCCATCTTTACCGACCCTGAATGTCTTCGTGGTGCTGCCGGATTTCTTAGGATGGGGGTTATCCCCGTCATCAAAGGTAGTTCTTCCGACAGAGGCTAGCTGGCGATCACGCTCCTGTTTTGTGTAGAAGTCCTTGCCCTTCAGGCCAGGGCTTGCGTGCTTACCCCAGGTGCCCTTCACCGTGATGTTTGCTGGCGCTGAGTCGCTTGGATAGCAGCGTTCTGCCGTACCAAAGCTTCCACAGTAGGAGCAGCGCACATCCCTGAAGTCATCCTTCTTGGAAATGTCATACAGGTCTGGCTTGGTGAAGTGATCGAACTCAAGGCCACACGAAGAAAATGTGCAGCGCATCGGATAGAAAGGCATCAGGCTCCTCTTACTCTAGACATCAGTGTTTGTAGGTCTGCGGTGCCACCGGTTCCGCTGGTAGCGCCGCCAGGACCGCCCTCGCCACCACTGGGGGGTCCAGAGAGGGATTCTCCCTGACCGCCCATTCCACGACCCTGACCAACGGCTGCTGGAGAGGGTGCTGCTTGGGGTGTTGCGGCGGCTTGAAGCGCAGCCATTGGCTCCATAAGCATACGCTTGTCAGCTTGCCAGATTGCGAAAGCCTTATCTACGAAGTTTTTAATTGTGTCTGGGGAAGCCAGACCGCTCTGCACCAGGGGAACTAGAGAGCCGATGGTTGCCTGTATCGTGCCTAGCAGGCCCATGAAGGCTTGCTGCTCGCTTGCAGGGTCGTTTCCTAGCGTGGAGCCAGCCTCAATCCTGATGTCAAACATCCCTGAAATGTCTCCAGAGGAGAAGGCTAGGAACTCGTCTTCCCCCCCTGGCCCTGCGATTCTGAGGTATCTGGGGTCGTCCCAATACTGGCGAATGATAGACAGCATCTGACGCCCAATGCCCTCGACAAAGCGCTCTGTCAGATCGAGCCTAGTTCCGGCGCGGTTGGTGCTTAGCTGTGAGGAGACGGCTACCTCTGTGGCTGTCGTACCCTTTCTTCCCACGCCACCGCGCATGTAGACATCAACGCCGCTGATCTCGTACATCATGCGCTGTAGGCCCTGTAGAACCATTGGCGTAGTACTTGGCGGTGCGGCCTCGGGAAGAAGCATAATCGCCTGCCTGATATCCCCAATGTTTGCTGGGACCTCGGCAACCTCCATGTCGTTGTCAGATTCAAGCAACCCAGCGAGGCTTCCATCCTCCAGCGCCCCAGGCAGGGCAACCCACTTCCTGCGTGATGAGATCCTGTGGTGCTTTAGCAGGTAGCTCCACTCCTCGTTCAGCCTGTCAGCGATGGGCCTGATAGATGCAAGGTCTGCCGTCTTAGGCGCGTACATCATTCCTGGGACATGTATGAACTGAAGCTGCTGGTAGGGATATCCACGCATGAGGAGCGGATCGTCAATATGGCGAAGAATGGTTTCCTTTGAGTCCAGGCCCTCCTGCTTCCTGGTCAGCCACAGACAACGCCTTCGCTGTCCGTTCTTTGTCCTCGTCCAGTACCTGATCTCGTAGACCGTGATGTATTCAGCAGGCTTAGTCTCTCCAAGGAAGTCGTCGTCCTTGTAGTAGCTGTACTCAGATGGGACGGTGTCCGATAGCCAGGAGTCGGCTGAGATATTCTTTGGCAGGCTGAACCTGTCGTCAGCCCTCAGGTCCTCCAGCCTTATTGTCATGCGCTCGCAGACCCATGGGCACTTCTGAATATCGTCATATCCAGCAGGTAGGAGAATGTCCCAAGGGGCGACTCTATCGGCGGTTGGGTTATCCTGCGGGCCATCATCAAATGGAACATCCTCCATCGCCATGGCCTCTCTCAGGATTCTTGAGTCAGGCTTTGCCGCGTCTTCATCCTCCGCAAGTATCTCAGGACCAACCTCATAGTCCTCCTCCATGAGAAACGCGCCAGATGGGTCATAGCCAACCTTGGCAAACCCAATCCCATAGAGCATCGCGTCAAGAACAGTGTCCTTCACCGTTCTCTTTATGTTGATCTCTCTGAAGACATAGTTGACCGCAGCCTCTGCGATCTTTGCTCCCTCCTTGTCGTCTGGGCGACGGGGGAGCATGCGAAGGTAGGGATCTGCGCTGATAATCGCTGGAAGTAGGGAGTTGGATGTGGACAGCAAGAAGTTAAAGTTGGGAACGTCGCTGTCGTCGTGATAGGCGTCCTCGTCGTGCCTCTTGCCTATGTAGTCCTCGAACGATTTCTTCCACTCGTCGAGAACATTTTCCTCCATATCTTTCTCTGCACGAGAGATTCTCTCATGCCAAAGGTCCACTTCTTTTGCGGTTAATTTTGGTTTTCTTGCTGACATGGCTTGATGGTACTTGACAATAAAACGAGAATGCACCCACATAATAGAAACTCTGGGATTATCCAGAGCTGGGAGACAATACACCAATGGACGCCACCGACACCCCACATGACGAGGCCCACGAAGAAGTGGACACCCTCGAAGATGGGACCGGAGCTTCGGCAGACGACGGTTTCGAGGAAACCGAGGAGACTGAAGATTTTTCGGACAACCCGCTTAGCTACATAGAAGCAATGGAAAGCGTGCCTGCCGAGGTTAAGGCAGAACTAAAGCGCGGATTCCTGAGGCAATCGGATTACACGAAGAAGACTCAAAACCTCGCTAGCGACCGGCAGTCGCTCGAAGACCGTAGATCAGTAGTCGATCAGATCCTGCTTCGCCAAAATCAGGCGAAGGCCGAGACGGAGGCAGAGGAGCCAGCGGCTCCAGACATGTCGAAGGGGGCCTCCCCTGAAGATGTCATCAGTCATTACGTCAACGAGGCTGTTAAGGCAAAGCTAAATGAGTTGGGAGTTGGCAACGCAGTTGCCGAGATCCAACCCATCGCTACGCAACAGCGTGTGGTTCGTGCCTATCAGGCATGGGCGCAGGATTACCCCGACATTGATCACGGCACCTTTGCAGCCACTGTGGGTCAGGTACTCGATTCGGACCCCGACCTGACAGAGCTTGCTGCCACTAACCCTGCCAAGGCCATTCGCATTGCTGCGAAGGTCGCCAGGGCGCATGTCAGTGAAGCAAAAACTAAGGCAAAGTCTAAGAAGCGCCACGCGGCGGCTCCTGTAGCTTCACGCAAAGGATCTGTTGTCTCTAAGAAGAAGCGGGAAACCGCTTTAGAGGCAGCGACCAGAGCATTGAAAGAGCAGGGGTTTTAAAACCTAAAGGAATAAAATGCCTGCTAATACAATTACGAACCTCGCGTTGGATCGTGTCTATTCGACTACGCTCCAGGCTGTCCGAGACTCCGTTGCGATGGAGATCGTGCAGTCCAACCCCCTCCTCTGGCATATGTATCGCCAGGGCGCAGTCCGTTATGAAGGTGGCACAGAATGCCGTCTTCCAGTCGTGCTCACAGAGTCGTCTAACGTATCTGCCATTGGCACCTACGCGACCTTTGCAACAACGCCGGAAGATGGACCGGATACGGCCCGTTACCCGACTTGGTACAAGAACCGCGCATCTGTTGTCGTTGACAACACTGAGCTTGCTCAGAACCGTGGCGCTTACCAGATCGTCAACCTGCTCAACGCGAAGATGTCGATCTGCAAGATCAGTCTGATCAACGAGCTTTCTCGTCAGTTGTTTACCAGCAACGCTGCTGCGCCTAACGAGTTGCAGGGTCTTCCTCAGTTCATCTGCCCGGTTAGCGTGAGTGCAACACCCAACCTCACGGTTGGTGGAATCACTCAATCTGGTGTCGCTGGTGGATATGTGAACTGGAACAACCAGTCAGCCCAAATGACAGCCTTCGGCACCGATGGCCTGGACACTTGGGAGCAGCTTTACATGGATGCTTCTAAGAAAAGCACCCATCCCGACATCATCCTGACGGACCCCACCGTTTATCGCTTCTTCAAGCGTCTGGTGGCCCCCAATCAGGCTGAGCGGGACAAGGCGCTCTGGGACCAGGGCTTCCAGAACCTTCTCTTTGAGGGCACCCCAGTGGTTCCCGAGGAGCAGTTGGACGGAACGGGCCTTACTTACTTCCTGACCACGACCGGAAAGCGAAGCGTGAACGACTTCAATCTGAAGCCCGAGCACTTCACGGTTCCAGGAAAGAACCCGTTCGTTCAGGGTAAGGCGACAGGCGTTGGCTTGCAGCTTGCAATTCTGAGCCACGATGACTTCCGAATGACTGACTTTATGACTCCGCCTAACAGTGACGTCATCATCGCCCACACTTATTTTACCGCTATGCTCACGGCATCAAGTCTGGCTCGCCAGGGTGTCACTGAGTTCACTGGCGCAATCCAGTTTTAAGCTGAGAAAGGAGACACTAAAATGTCTACATTCATTCATGGTGGTTCAGCTCTTCAACTGGACATCGCGGGCCGCGCTCATGCGGCACTAAGCCGGGGAGATGTCGTTCAGATTGATCCCGCTGTCGGTGCTACCGACGATGGCCTTTCGACGAGAGACGTAGGAGCGCTCGATACATGCCTGGATCAGGCTGCCCCGTTTGGGGTGGTCCTGGGCTCCAACGGTAAGAGCACCTTTGCCATTGGCGAGGATGTCCTTATTCGGATTATGGGGGTGTGTCAGGTTAATGTTCAGAACACAGCCTCTGGCATTGGCGAAGGCATTCAGTTGCGCGCAAGCAATAACGACGTTGAAGGGACTGGAGGAACAGGCTTTGAGGCCGACGCCTCTGGCGTTCGCATCTGCGGCGTTGCTCATACTGCTGGCACTGGCCTTCAGACAGTTTTCTTTAACGGCCTCACCACCTGGGGCTAACGATTAACGTGTGCGCCAGGGGGCTTCGGCTCCCTGGCAATCACAGCTAGGAGAATTGAAATGGCTGTAGCCACACACGTTAGTCGAGTATCTAAGGAGTACGCTCCTTTCGGATACTCTATTAACCAGAGTATCTCGAACTCGATGAGTCTTCCTACGGGAACAAATACGCATTACTACGTTCCCATTGCTATGGCGACGGATGATGATGTTTACCTAGAAGACATCAGTCTTTATATGACGACGGGGCTTCCCGCTGATGGTACCGATTTCTGGACGTTCACGCTTGTGACCGTCGAGGCTGGTGCAGCGCACGAGACAGCGATTTCGTCTACCACTCTTGGTGGAACCGGAGTTGCGATTGCCAAGGACTCGTTTAATCGCTTTGTCATTACTACCCCGATTGTAACGACTGACAAGATTATTGCCCTTAAGGCTGTGTCTAATCACAACGATAGTCCGGCTCTAGAGGTCGCTCTTATTGGCCGAATCCGCCGCAAGGCTTAGTTAATCCCCCGCCCAGCTTGGAGGGTCGTTCGTGAACCTTTCGGAACTCAGAACGGCTCTCCAAGAGCGGCGGGAGGATTACTCCCAGTCAGACGCTAAGCTTGATCGCAAGCTGAATCAGGCGTACCTGGACATCTGCTCCAGGCGTAAGTGGGGATGGCTGCGTCGAGAGTACTCATACGCAACCACTGCGACGTTTGTATCGGCCGCTGCCGTGGGGGCTACCCCCGCCGTGGGAATACAGGTCCTCGGAACCCAGAACGGCAACATCGTAATTCAGGTTCAGGACGCCGTTAGCCCTGGCGTCGGGACACCCACCATCCCGGCAAACACGCTTGGGAAGATGGTCAGAATTGACGATGACTTCTACAGAGTTATAAACATCGCAAACCCAAGCTCTCCAGCGCCAACGACGGCCATTGAGTTCACGCTGGATCGTCCGCTTAGATGCACTGTGCAGACGGGAGCGCCGCTCGCTACGGCAATCCACTACATCAAGGTTCTCTACAACGAGATAGCCCTTCCGGTCGGCACTGTGACGGTTGTGGAAACTGCGATGTTCGACGGCGGATCTACAAGCTACGGAACCCCGCTTGGCATGGGCGCAGTGGGCCCAATCAACATGATTCACCTTGGTCGAGATGTTGAGGGAAGGCCGTCAAGCT